GCAGGGTTACGGATGCATTGCCTGCGGTAAATCTGTCTAGTTCCCTAGACTTGCCCCGGTTAATAGATACAGAAGCCACATAGTTAGTAACATCAACCAGAACATCACCACCCAGAACATACTGAGAATCAAGAACGCCACGCACTGGATCGTTAAGCGCAAAGAACGAACCACCTGATGCCGTAAGGTCGAACGCAATAAAAACTCGTGTATCTGGATTAGCCATTTACGCGCTCGCAAAGACCGGGCCACTGGTACGTTCGTATCTCTTAATGGCATCTACAATGTCACGACCTATCTGGTTTCCGTCTGCTCCCATGCCTGCACTCACGTTAATCGTAATGTTGTTGCCCATGCCAGCATTGCGACCTGATAAAGGCACAACTGCTTCTGGGCCTGCTTCACCAATTAAGGCTAGAGTTGGCTTGTTTACAATGCCACCGTTTGCAAGGGCTGGCACATTGGCAAGTAATTTATTTAACTGCTTTGTTTCTTTTGCAGTTAATTTTCCGCTTTCCAAAGCCTTTTTTAAGTTCTTAGGCAGGCTAGCAACGCCACCAACAATAGTAAATCCTGAACTTTTTATTGCTTCCAGAATTCCAGCTACCAATGCTTGACCTTGTGTAACGCCAGCTTCATAAAACGCATTAGCACTGGATTTACCTAAAGCATTTGCTGCGCTTTCTACACTTTTTACGAGAGCGTTGGTTTCACTTATTGCACTTGCACCACCAGCAATAAGTTCGTCTGCAATCTTTGTTCCTGCTTCTGCGCCAGCAGATAAGACTTGTTGCAGTGCTGATTCAGATAATCCCATTGCTACTAACTGTCTTACTTTGTTAGCAAAATTTACAATGCCAGTAGCTTGTGAACGTAAGTTTTGTAAAAATGTTCCAGTTTCAGCCTCAGCAGCTTGACTGAAATTAAGCAAACCAGTAATAGAATCTTTAACACCATCACGGAACGAATTAAATGCTTCCTTGGCTGCTGCAAGTTTTTCTCGTGCTGCTCCTAACTTGTCATTCATTTTGCCAAGTGCAGATGTAGCTTTCTTAGTTGAGTCAGCCACTAATTTAGCCATTGCAGCAGCAGCCTTTGCAGCAGCTTCAGCCTTTTTATTTGCCTTAGAAACGGCTCCGTTTCCATTGCCTGTCACGCTAACATCGCCGGGGACTGCTACTGGGTTGTAAGTAGGAATCCTACCTCTTTTAACATCTAAAATGCCTGCGTTATCCAGAGCATCTGCTGCTCTAGTGGCAGCCAACTGAACAGCGTTAAGCGTAATAATGTTGCCACCGATTTTGCCGTTCATAACGTCAGCAGCTTGGCTCATGTTTCTAAATGCTTTAGTGCCATTTGATTCCATGAATCGAACGGTCTTATCTGTGGCACTTGCTTCAATGCGCATCTCTATCAACTTGCCTACCAAGAGTCCAGCAGCAACTATGAGTGCGCCAATGCCTGTGCTGATTAACGCAGATTTCATCACACCAGCAGCAATTTGTGTAGCGGTAGCAGTTGCACCAATGGCGATAGTTACGGCTGTCCAAGAAGTTCTTAATGCTGCAACTACTGGAATCACTGTTTTGATACCAATAATTACAAGGATTAAATCCTTAACGGCTTTAGCTGTTCCATTTAGATTGGTAATCACATTGCTAATCTCAACGCCCAGAGTCTTTAGACCACCCTCAGCACCTTGCAATCTAAGAGCATCTACAATTCGATTTATTGCAGGCAACAGCTTGTCATTAAAAGCAGTGACTACCGATAAGGCTGCTGGTAACAATGCTTGACCAAATCCAGTCTTGGCATCCTCTAAACCTGCTCTAAGGAACTTCAACTGGTTAGCAAGTCCACCGGCAGTACGTTGTACGTCACCTTGAGCCAGTGCGCTGTCTTTCATAATCAACGCATAAGCAGCCTGAGTTTTAATAGCTTGCGGTAGAACTCCCTTTGTGGTCTTAATAAGACCGTCTGCCCGAGCTTGTTCTTTAAGTCTTAGGTCATTTATCGCAATACCGTAACGCTTTAGCGGTTCAGTTTCACCAGATAAACCTGAGCGCAAAGCTAATAAAGCATCTTCAATGCTTGTGTTGTTAAACGAAGCAAGATCAGCAGCCAATTGAACAAGGCTTGTAGACATTTGCGCTGCATCGTTTTCAGCGATTCCAAAAGCCCGGAACAAGTTGCCATAAGTTCCGGCAGCTTCAAGAGCAGCCTGTTGGCTTACGCCTAATGCTCTAGCAGTGGTCTTTGACCAGTCTTGTATTTGTTTAGCGTTCTTACCAAAAACCGTGTCAGCTTTAGCAATAGATTCAGAGAGGTTAGAAGCAGCCATTACAGCAGACTGCAAACCTCTAACTACGGAAGCAGCACCGACACCAGCAAGCGCAGTTCTCATTAAGTTAGAACTGGTTGAAACAGATTTACCTAACTTGCCTGCATCATTTGATAACCCTCTGATCGCCTTTTCAGCCGATTGAACGCCTTTAGGATTAAAGGTTGAAGTAATCGGAATAATTACTGCCATGATTTACTTTTCCCTAAGTCTGTTATTAAATGAAGTAACAAGTTTCTTAATTGTATCGTTTACCTGATCTTCCACATAGGGCAATTCACGTTCAGCAGCAGGGTAAACGTATCTAGATGCACGAGCCTTTGAATTCAGGGCGCGGATCATTGCGCGACCAGATGCAGTATTTCCTCTACGCTTTCGACCTGACATGTCTGCAATTTGAAAGGCAGCAGCACCCTGAGAATTCTTACCTTGTGCGCCAGCAACAATAGAAACTAAGGAAGTACCTCTACGTTCAGCCTTTTTAGAGAAGTTGGTTCTAACAGTTACCTTTACCCCTGATGGCTTCCACGCTGTGCGCCCACTGTGAACCATACCTCTTAGGGGTGCTTGTGTTGGAATGTTAGCTTTAACCGCATTAGCAACTGGTTGTGCGCCAGTTCTTAAATCTTTTCGCGCTTGTTTAACAATTTCTTTGTCTATGGAGTTTAGTATCTTTACTGTTTCAGCTATTCCAATTATTTTGATGGCTGCCATTATGACCCCTGACTGTTTTTCCAGCGCAGATACATTCCCATAGTAAAAAGCATACGCTCGGATTCTTCCATTAAAACTGACGGAGCAATGCCAGTTTCAACAGATAGATAAGCCAAATACCAATGTTGGGATGAGTCACCCAACCCGGTTATTTTGGGCTTTCGTCACTCGCTTCAATAGTTTCGACTTCATCGCACCATTCTTCAAACGGCAGTTTAGTCTTACCCTGACGTTGTAGCCAGTGCCATGCTAACCACAGCAAGTCAGTGATTCTAAAATCTGATTCTAATGATGCAACGCTTTTAGTGAACTTGTCCTCAAATGCAACAAGATCACGAGCAGTAGCCGATACATCTTCAACTGACTTGTCGTTAAAAGTTACGCGCAGGTTGATTTTCATACTATGCAGATGTTCCGCGAACGATTGTGCCTGAAGTTGGCCAAGTTACAGAAAGGGTTGCAATGTCACCAACGCTGGAAGCAAATGGCGAGTAGCTGTTTACTAGGCAAGTTGCTGTGTAGCTTGGGTTAGTTGAATTTACAGTTCCTGATGTTGGAACGATTACAACAGTAGCCAAAGTGTTTAGCAATGGGAACAGAGTTGCATCTACTGAAGATGAACCAAAGTCTTGCATGAACTGAAGTGTTACAGAACCAGTCTTTAGACCACCAACACGGGTGCGGAATTCGCCACCAAATGCGGTTGTTTCTAGATCGTCTGATTCAATAGCGAGTTCAACGCTGTTTAAGTTTGTAGAGAAATTGGTACCGTTTATAGATACGCGGTAATCAGTGGCTGCAAATTTGGCCATGTTGTGTTGCTCCTAGTCTGCGTAGCAGAGAACTACGAACTCTGCTGATAAATAGTTTACCTCACCGACAGTTAGTTCCCCATAGTTGCGCATGTCTGTAACTCTGAGATCGAACGCCTTGCCAGAAAGTGTCTTATTAGATTCTATTGCTAGTTTAATGCTGTTAGCCCCAGTGCTTGAAATGTAAGCATCTATGGAGTTCTGACCACTGCGTTCAGAAACTCTGCCTACGATTACTTGAACCGAGAACGTATAAGTCTGCATCCCACGCTGAAATGTATCGTCATAATTAACACCAATTGGAAAGACAATAGCAACGGGTGGGTTGATGTTGTCAGGCTGAAAGTCTGAAACTCGTAGCCCTGAGATCGTGGCTAGGTTGGTTTTGATCCCAGCGCGTAGCTCTGAAATGGAAGCCATTAAGCAAAGTTCCTAACCCGGCGATAAGGCGCAACCAACTGCTCAACGTCAGGGTCTAAGTAACGGCTAACGCGCATCGCGCCCATGTCCCCGAAGCCAGCAATACCAAGTGGTGAATCTAAACGCTTAAAGATACGGCTACTCTGAATGATGCAAGCCTGTGTGATTGAGATTGGCACAGATGCCCAACCAAAGACTGCGGTGAGTTTAATTAGTGCTTGATCGGCTTCTACTGGAAACAGGTAGTTTTCAACAGCCCGAATGCGTGTGTAAGGAACTGCAAGACCATCTACGTTGCCGTTAAGTGGTTCTAGCTGGTAGTCACCAACTGCCCAAGTCGTATCAAATACGCCATCGCCAGCAGATGAAGTTTGTAGCGTTAAGGCTGTGCCTGATACATCGTCAATCTGGGTAACGTAGGAATCATCAGCTGCGTAGTAGCGCGTGGCTGTTCCTGTTGAGTAGAAGTATCGCCCAGCGTGGCCGTCAATAGCTCGTGATGCAGACTCAATAGCCATTTCTAGCAGGCTGTCATCTACGTTTTCAGAAATGCGTAGAGCTGATTTAACCTGTGCAAGGGTGGCATAGCCGTTGGTGATCGCCAAAGTAACTCCTAAAGTCTTTACTATTCTACTTGCGTTCTGCTAATGCCCTACGGATTCCCTCACGCAGACTTATCTTAGGAACGAAATACTGGTGCGATAAATGCTGTGTGCCTACTCGATACTGCACACCAACAGGCGCAGTCTGGATGTGGTTAAACACAGGCTTGTAACCTGCTTCCTCGCAGACCATTTCAGCAAGGTCATTAAAGCTAGTGGCAAGCCCTGAGCATAGGTTGAATGTTCCTGTGTACCCAGTCTGAACGTGCCAAAGCACAGCCTGAACTATGTCCTCAATGTGGATGAAGTCGCGCACCTGCTCGCCATCGCCCCAAATGTCAAACGGGTCTGCCTTGGCTAGAGCGCGGTCAATGAAACTAGGAAACGGGTAATCAGCATCTTGATCTGATCCATAGCCAGAGAACGGTCTAAAGATAAACACGTTGGAGTCAGTCACAAACTGCGCCAAGTATTCCCCGGTAAGTTTTGCCCAGCCATAAGTCAGGTCAGGATTCCTAACAGCATCAAGGTTCAAGTCCCACTCATCTAAGCGGTGACGTTTGTGAGTTGTTTGCAGGTCTATTGGGTAAGCAGCCGAGCTAGAGAAATAGACCACATTCTTAGGCTTAGTGCTTTGCACCCAATTAAAGAACTCCGCATCTATTGACAGGTCAGTTGCTACCGATAGTGGCTCACCCTCGATAGTTGCGCGACCACCAACAATGGCTGCTAAGTGAATTACTAGATCGAACTGATCTGTATTGCTCTTAAAGAAATCCCTGCAATCATTGCCGTCCTTTAGGTCAATGCCTGTAATGTCGCTATCTGGCAAAGCCTTAACAAAGTTGCGACCAACAAAACCCTTATGCCCAGTAATAAGTATTTTCATTACCAAGCCTTTACGTTCTCAACGTCATTACTAAATTCTGTGGCTAGGTATTGAGCAAAGATAGCCTGATCGCCATTGTGCATCTCAGGATTATTTACAGCTGCGTATCTATCGTCATGATCTGCCTTGCCGTTTGTGTAGTGCAAGTGTTCAAGGATTACATCTGGCAAATAGTTCACGTTCTCTAAAGCGTGACCCATTGCAAGCCAGTAGTTATCTAGGAACAAGTGCTTCAAGGCTGGTGGTGACATAAAGCCAGTTGCCCTAATGATCTTGCTAGACATGACTACGGCAGTTGGCAGATTCTCACCTTGCAGTAAATCGTTTCCGTAAGCAATGCCCGGCTCTGTGCCAATAGCTTCTGCAAGTTTCGTATCCCAGCCACCTGTGCGCGGTAGGTGATCATCACCCATAAAACAGATGTAATCGTAGTCAGGGGCAAACCATAAAGCCCAGTGGTTAAGTGTGCCGTTCATTCCCATACGGTCAGCGATACAAACCTTGACGTTATCTAGCCCAGCAGTTTCTGCCATTAGTCCTTGATAGGTCTTAACATCATCTGCATCTATTGCAAAGATGACCTCAGTAAAGTCAGCTGTTGCGTTAATGGCTTCAAATAATCTAATGGCGTTATCGTTGCGCCCTCTTGTAGGAATGATTGTAAGCATTCTCATTGGTTTACCAGTTTCCAAAATGTATCGCCTGCCTTATCTATCATGTGGCGCAATGCATCTGCATCGTGCCAATCTTCTACGCTAGTTATTCCTACGTTCTCATTTGTGTGAATCCTGCAACCTGAAAGCACCGCTTCCATCACTGCCCTGCACTCTGACTCAAAGGCTAATGGCAAATGCACAAACCATTCCACTCTTGCCATTGCATCTAGTACCTGTTCACGCGGTACATCTGTTAGAGCTTTGAACTCGTATCCTGCCTGTGCTGCCCAAGCGTGAGCGCGTAGCTGACCCTTTAACGGGTGACTTCTAGCAGCCCATAATGCTATTGGTTTCTTGTCCATGTGTTCGTAGCACTTACTGGTATCGAAGTAACTTAAAACTTGCGCCGTCTTGCGTGGCTTTGTCCAAGCCAACTCTCTGCGCATGTGTGCTGGGGTATGGGTTACGAATAAGCGAGAGCCACGAATCAAAGCGTTTAGCCCTGCGCGTGGGGTTTGTAGGTGATGCACAAATACGAACGGGTCATACTCTGCCAGTCTGTATAACTGTTCATCTGTAAAGGCATCTGTGCCTGTAACTATTACTGAATCGAATTGGTGTATGTCGTGTGTATCAAATGTGTATGGGGTGACAATCTCGATCTCGTAATCTAGAGGAGCTTGCAAGCGGTATTCGTAGTCAGACATTTCAGCCCCACCTGCGAACTGCCCTGTGAATAGCCCTGTGGGACTCACAGAGCCATTCTGAGCCACGTTAGGCGCATTCTCTATGTGATGCGTGTACCAACCTATTTTCATGCTTAGAGTCGCTCGTAGGCTTTAGTGTCTAACACGGCTAGGGCTGGCTTCCAGTGGTTCTCAAACACGATATCTGCGTTATACGCCTTAGCAAACTCTTGTGCCTTTTCTGATCTACCGCGACCACGCTGATAAGCCTGCTCTAGAGCATCCACAATGGCAGGAACGCTTGGCATGTGGAACCAACTAGCTTGTGGTGCATCCCAAAGCGGTTGCCCGTCAATTAGCCAGCCATCACCTAGTAGCTCGGTTGAAGCTGCAAAGTCGCTAACGATTACAGGTGTGCCACAGGCTTGCGCTTCCACAGTAGGAATACCAAAGCCCTCGCCGTATGAAGTAGCAAGCAGAACATCCATCGCTGTATAGATGGTGGCTAGAGTCTGCTGGTCTATGCCGGTGCGGTAAACGTAAGGATCAACAAACTTAAACTTGTCCTCTGGCACTCCACAGGATTGAAGCAACTGCAATAACTTGATTCCACCCAGTGCGCCCATCTGGTCTGTGTGCAGATAAAGAACTACGTCATCGTGCTTCTGAGCAAACATAGAGAACGCCAAGATGTTTTCACCAAATGCTTTGCGATTAGGGCTAACGCCTTTGTTGGCTGCGTTCATTCCAACAACAAACTTGTCCTCGCTAATGCCTATGTAATCTCTGCCCGTAGTTCCTTTGTGACGTTTCATTGGCTTAAAGACAGACTCAATACCGTGTGGCACATAAAGGGACTCAATGCCTACGTTTTCAATCATTGCCTGACCGTACTGGCTCATAGCAATAGGAGTTACAAAGTCTTGTGCAAGCCACTTAGTTACTTCTGGCGGTGCAGGGATGTGATCTATTGGAACCCAACTAGCAACATTCCAGTCAGCCCATCTAGGGCCTTTAAATACCCATACGTCATAAAGAGTAAAAAGGATATGACCTTGCTTGGGGTGGCGCACAGTCCAATCGTGCATGTGTGCAGGCACTACATCGTTTGAATACATGTCTGCGCCACGCTGATAGACAGGGATGCCGTTCCATTCGTTGTTGCTTCCCTCTAGTCCATAGTTGCTAAAGATTGCAACATCGTGACCAATCTCTTTAAGTCGCTGAGTTACTTGTGCTGTTTGAGTTCCGTAACCAGTTGCAGCCCAAGGTGCGTTGCTGTTCCATCCGATTGCTAAGGGTTTTGACACAGGGTAATCCTTTATTCGCAGGTGCTTTGAACCTTACATTAAAACGTGGTCAAATAAAAGCAGAACCCCACCAAGCCTGCGCTCTCGGTGGGGTTCCACGTTTTGGGGTTTCCTAATTAGGAAGCTGCACCAGCAAAGTACTTCACATGTGAAGTCTGGATTAGGTTTCCATCCACGCGCATTGTGGCGCGGAATGTAATTAGGTCGTTCTGGAATGCGTAATCGTCTGAACGATCTAGACGCAAACCGCCAACGGTGCGAGCAAAGTAACTTGGCAAGTGACCAAAGATTACTGACTTCGCGCTTGTTGCTGGGGATGCCATAGCTGGGTTCTCAAAGATTGGGTAACCAAGCAATAGATCACGAGCATCAGCAGATAGGGATGGGCTGAACAGGTACTGTCCGGCTGAATCCTTTAGCTTACGAACGGCAGCGATTGACTGAGCGTTCATTTGCCATCCTGTACCCGGTAGGGTGCGACCTGCGGTATCAACGCTGTAAACCAAGTCAATTAGGTTGTCAGCAGTGAATGCGCCTGTTACGCCAGTTCCACCAGTGATGCCTGAACCAGCAGCAGTTACGATGCCTGTTG